CTGGATGATATTGCTTACGCCAATCAGAATAAACGTATTATCACCTGGAAGAAGGACTCGGAGGCCAAGGGCAGCTTTGTAGAGTTTCTCACTCACGGTATGCCGTTAAAAGCTCATGGCGGTGCGGCCAGGGACACAATTTATGTGGATGAGGAGCTCGAAGAAAACTATTGGGCTGAGAATGCAATGCGTACTATCTCTAACCGGGGCAAGATGTTATACGGGGCCACTGCGATTGAAGGTGTAAGCTGGACAGAGGAAAAGATATTTGTTCCTGCTGAAAAAGGCAGCGATAAAGTATTTATGATTGAAATGGCAACAGATGAAAATCCTACAATTACTCAGGAAGCGATAGACGAGGTTCTGGATTTATGTGTAGACCAGACTGATATAGATATAAGATTGAAAGGTAAACGGGTGCGCAAGGGCGGTAATGTTTATAAAATGGCCCGCGATGAAGCCCCATGGGTTATTGAGAGATTTGAGATACCAAAAGACAAGGGTGTGTTGATTCTGGCCCTGGACCCGCATCCTCAAATGGAACATTCCGGAATGTGGTGGTGGATTGACTATGATGGTCTGTTTCATCCTTTGATAAAAGGAATGCCTAATTGTTATGAAGTCGCGGAGTTTTTTGAAAACGGGACGATAGAATCGATTAAATACTTTATAGAAATGGGAGAAATGCAGATCGGCCGTAAGCATGATTTCTTTTTAGCCGATCCCTGGATATGGAATACTGAACAACTCAGACCTGAAGAAAAGTGTGTGGCTGATCAGCTTATGGATTTGGGATTATACCCAATGAAGGGAAGTAAAGACAGAACGGCTAATACTTTAAGAATAGGCCATCTTTTGAGCTTAACACATGAAAAAGTAACCGATGAAGAAAAAGTAACAAGCTTAGTTAATCCAAGCGCCGTTTTAAATAAATACCCGGACGCTCATCCAAGATTGATGTTATTCAGCGACTTAACAAGAACTCGCTTTGAAAGAAGGAACTGGCACTATCCGACTTATAAGGGTATGGCTGTAAGGGAACATGATAAAATAAAAAATAAACCAGTTGATAAAGATGACCACATGATGGAGAACGAAGGCCGCGTAGGCGCTTTTGTCGAAGATTTCGAGGCAGACTCATTCGTAAGGGCGTATGATGATCCTGCCGGCAACAGACCAAAGATGTATTCTTCAGACGGTGTTGAGTTAGATATTGACTGGGACGATGACGATGATAGAGGTTTTAACCCGGTAAGGGATTTTTGATATGTTTAAAGTAATACATATAAGTTATGACATGATGTACAAGTTTGCCTACAAAGTACGGGACAATTACAGCATACCAAATGCCTTATGTTTAAATCCCAGAGACCGTTTGATACCAGGTATAATTCAGGAAATACTAAATAAACATAAAGAGTATAATGTTCAATGGATTGATGTTGATAGCAGGATAATTGTTTTAAAGAGGGATGTATGATATGGCAATAACTACAGTAAACGATGATGCTTTTTTGGATATAATAAAAATGGCCGTTGAGACGCGGTTAAAAGAAGTAATGAATGAGCAGATCGAAGAAGCAAAGAAAAAGTTAGAATCTGAAGTTTCAACAATGGTTGCAAGCTTGTCTATACAGGTAATGAAAATGATCTCAATGGAGCGTATGGGTAACAACTTAGTAATATCTGTTAAGATGGATGGATTCGATGAGAAGACGTGATTTCTTTAGAAAACTTACTGCTTAGAAAAGGGAGATATAAATGTTTGGAGATTTAATAGGACTTCTATTTGGATCATATCAAGGAGCGCCGCTTCCAAAAGATCCATACAGAGAGCAGTGTAAAATAAGGGCTGAAGAGATATTGTATCAGCAGAGAGCGGGAGTTGGCCGCTTTTCTCCTGAACGATTAGGACAGCTCAGGGGATTGGAGAGGCCGTCTAATTCTCAAATGTTATTGATGGCGAACTCAATTAAAAAAACAGAAGAACCGGAAGCTGAGAAGCTTGACTGCAAGTCATGGCGCAAGAAATACAAAGGATGGTACAAGGATAAACCCAAATATAAAGACAAAAAAATCCACATTTAACCCCCTTTTTTTACCCCCTACTGTAAACATCGTTTACACTTTTACTTGACAACTGTAAACGATGTTTATACATTACCCCAAAAAAGGGGTAAAATATGCCTAAACCTTCCAAGATTAATTTACCAAATAAAATACCAAAAAAAGAACCCATTAAGAAAAAAGAAACACCAGTTATTCCGGCTGAAAAACCGCCCATAAAGAAACCGCTAATTATTAATTACGATCTGACTTTTGATATAGGCGAAATATGCCCGGCAAATCCTATAGTTCGCGCTGTTCCTAAAGATAAAGACGGTAACAAGCTTTTGGGCTGCGAGTATGGCTATGGGTTAACCGAACATGACGCAATGAAAGATTTTATTAACAGGAATAAATCTGAAATTATCGAAAAAGTATTTGACAGGATGGTAAAATGACCTTTAATCATTCACATAAACAAATAATCTATAACAGCATAAAGTCTGTTTTGGATGAGAAGTTCGAAGGACTTGGCAATAACTCTATGAAACAGGTGTTCGGTCCGCAAACGCAGACACTTATCCGTGAAGCTTTGCATACTTATTGTTTTTCCAAGAAAATTGTATTTGCTGAAAAGGGTGAAGACTATATTTTTAAATTTCCTATAGTAATGCCGGTCACAAATGACAAGTTTAATGTAGTCAGAGAATTAAAGAAAGAGCTTTTTGCATGATAACTTTACTTTCATTGTTAATTTTAGCGTTATCTAACCTGGCATGTGTCTATATAACGGCCAAAGTGTTGAAAAAAGAAGCATTTTTTAATAAGCCGATAGATGGAGAATTAACCGAAGCTCCTGATTTTGTAGGACGGGAACCAGAATATGAAGGATGAAGCTGCATACGTTGCTGAATTGACTGAATTAGTAGATTTCTCTACCTGGGGTATTAAGAATGCCGGTGTTTTAAGAAAACGTGACCGGTCGAAAAGGTACTATAGGGGTGATCACGCAGTAAAACACCGTGATGAGAATCTTGGAAACTACGCTTTTAATAAGTTTGCTCAGATTTCCCGCAATCGCACAGCCCATATTGTAAGTAAAAAGCCGCGTTGGCGCTTTATGCCTGTTCAGGAAGGTGCTTTATTTACGGCAGAAGCCCTTCAGGACATAATGAATGTTGTCTGGAATAAGATGGAGTGGGATGAAAAGGGCGAACTTAGCGTTATAGAGGCCAGAGACGCAGGCACTTCACATATCCAGATAGTTGTACGAAATGATGGTTTTCCCGATGCCATACCGAGAACAGCCGATGAAATGATCCTTGATCCTAAAGCTAAAAAGAAAAAGCATTTAAGGTATTGGGGAGTCCGTTATCCGATGTGTATTAAAGACATAGAAAGGATATACGGGAAAAAGGTTGAGCCTGATATGGAAATCGAGAGCATGAAAATCATGTCTCCAAATCCAGAAGCAAGTTTCGAGCATTCTTCAGCCCAAACAGCCCCGGCCAGAATATTTAAACAAGCCAAGTTTAAAGATGGAAGTGATTGGCTGCCTGATATTATGGGACGTGCCACGGTTTATGAGATGTGGATGGATGATAAGGAAATTGTGAACATCCCTTATAGGATCGAAGAAACAATCGCAGAACACGACAATCTTCTTATGGGTACGGAATTAGACGTTCATCCTTACGAAAATCATCCAAAACATATAAAAGACCATGAAAAATTTATAGCTTCTCTTGACCCGGTAGAAGATGCTGTATTTATTGTGCAGTTGTCTAAACACATAGAAGAACACGGCGTATATCCACAAACAACTACACGTAAAAAATATCCGTTTGGGCGTAAATCGGTATTTACTAAAACAACTTTATTGTTTGATAAGCCGAACCCTATTGCCGCTGAGATGAAAACAGGGATTGATTTTAGAGACTTATTGGTTAAATGGGATTATGACTATGATGACGGTTATTGGGGGAAGCAGGGTAACGCAGACCTGTTTGACCCGCAGGATATATTGAACCATAGAGTCAATTCAATTACTCAATCCATCAATAGATTAAACCATGGTATTAAAAAGATTGTTAAGGGATTTGATGAGAAATTACGTGGAAATCTATCTAAGTTCTCCAATTGGATTGGGATGACTATACCTGTGCGCCATAAAGATGATATTACTATTGATTACGGCGAACAGATGCCCTCACAGTTCTTTGAAGAAAGAAACTGGGTTGGTTATTTTATGGATGAGGTAATGGACCATACAGACATTATGAGCGGTCAGCTTCCTAAAGGATCTCCCGCGGGAGTTACGGTAAATCAATTATTGGGTCAGGGCATGCAGCCGATTAACCTGATTGTTAAGCACTATGCCGAAGCTCTTGGCAGCGTCGGGAGAACGGCGATGCAGTTAATGATTGATTTTGTTTCTGAAGATGTGAAGTTTAGAATAGTTGATGACAAGGAAAAATATGGGTTTGTTGAGTGGGCCAAGATCAAAGAGGCGATGGGTTATTATGATATTAAGATAGATGTAGACGCTATGTTAGAGACTTCCCGGCAGGAACGTTTGTCTATGGCCCTTCAGTTATTGGAAAAAAATGTTTATGATAGAGAACAGGTATTAAAGAATCTTGATGATCCTGATAAGCATGAAGTAACTCAAAGAAACGGTGAACGTCAGATATTGACGCAAAACCTGAAAATGATGAAAGATCAAAACACTGAACTTGAGGGACATTTCCAGCATCTTAAACAGAACTTTATCGCTTTATCGCTTCAGTTAGAGATAGAAAGGGAAAAGAATAAAGATGGCAAATAACAGAACGGTATATCACGTAGATATGAATAAATTATATAAATACGCGGCTTTATTAAATTCAGGCGGTGTCAATAAACCCTGGTCTATGGCTGCTGTGCAGCTCTTGATGAGTTGTGTGTACGCACAAAAAGGAGCAGAGCGCAGGGAGCTTACACCGGAAGAAACCGCCAAATTAATAGAACGCGGGTACAAATTAACAGGGTAAGTAGAACGTAAAGGAGCTTACATGAAGATCGAAGAAGGTAAGATTTATCTAACCTTTGAAGAGAAGGAAAGGGTGCTTGATCCATCAAAACCGGATGACCTTAAAAAGCTTGCAGAACAAGCAGAAAAGGGATACGCTTTTGAAGGAGGCCAGACAAAACTCAAAACCGTAGAAGATGAACGTGACAGTCTCAAACAAGCAATAAGTGTATGGGACACCTATGTTAAAAATGCCGCGGCAAGCGAAGAAGGCAAGAAGGCGTTTTTAGCAGAGCTGGACAAGGTTGGTGTTAAGATTACTTCAGAGCAGAAAAAAGATGATGATTTTATTGATGATGCGGCAAGTAAAAAGCTGGAAGAATTATCAAATGAGATCAATGCTGTTAAGGCTGAAAACACCAAATTGCAGGGTTACGTTTATGGACAGATCAACGAGTCTGACCATGCGAAGTATGAGGCGACTTACAAAGAAGAAGATGGCTGGGTGAAATATGACCGGGCTGCTGTACAGAAGTACGCCGATGAAAAAGGAATCTGGAATTTTGAAACAGCTTATTTGGAAATGAATAAAGACGACATCATTAAGTCCAGAGTTGAGTTTGAAACCAAAAAGAAGCAGAAACATTCCGATAAAATTAACAATGTTGCTTTTGTAGACACGGATAAAGGAGATGAACTTCCTCCCGCGAAAAAGGTACATAGGAAATACTCGGACGCTTCCAAAGAACTGGCAGAAAAAATAGCAGCAGGACAGGCCGAGCCATTGTATAGAACTTAACAATGGAGGCTTTCAATGGCCGATTTAGATTATAATGCAATTCAGGCGCATGTACAAGAACTGTATATGCCTGGCTTTGCGGACAATACATACGATAGTTCTGCTTTCCTCAGTACTATGCGCTCAGATGGGCGTATGACGGTTCGAGGCGGGGAAAGGATAACTGAAGGTGTGTTGTTCGCTGGGAATACAGCCAAAGGTACCTATAGCGGGTACGGTTCAATAGATACAACTCCGAGCACAAAAAAGACCAGAGCAAAGTATGAATGGGGAAGCTATTTCGTAACTCTTTCGCTTGCTCAGACAGATGAATTAAAAGTATCCGGGCCAACAGCGGTCATGTCGTTGTTAGAGTCAGAAATGGAATCAGCTGAACTGGATATGAAAGATCAGTTAGGTGATGATATTTTTACCGGAGAAGATGAAGATGGTCTGGTTGGACTCGATTCAGCAATTAATACCACGAATACATACGGCGGGATTTCAGGTACAGATTTTACCTGGTGGGTTTCTACAGTTAACACCACAGGCCACACAAGAGCTGATCTTAAAACAGCAAGTTCAACAAGTTATATATTGACGCTGTTGTCAGATGCTTTTGCAAATTGTACCCATAATGGTTCCGGCCCAAATCTTATAATTACTACATGGACTGTATTCGGTATGATTGAGGCCGTTTTACAGGCCCAGGCTAAATATGAGCAATTGGGCGAACGTGGTACGAGAATCGCACAGAGCGGATTTAGTGTAATTCAATATCGTGGAGTGCCGATAGTGGCAGACGAAAAGTGTGCTGACTATCATATGTACGTT